GTGGCCGCAACAATCGATGCCACATTAAAGGGCGAAAACTCCAACAGCTTTGTAACGCTGGCGGAAGCAAACGCCTACTTCGAGACCGTTCCAAGCTCTTCCACCTGGGACGATAAAACTGACGACCAAAAAAACCGCGCCATCATCAGCGCAACCCGCTGGATCGACGTACTTAATTTTTACGGCGACCGTTGCAGTAACGGCCAAGCCCTGAGCTGGCCGCGCAACAATTACCACGTCGACCGGGTGGAACTTACATGTTCCGTCATCCCATCTGATATCAAATACGCCACCTATGAGCTGGCACGTGCGTTAGCAAATGACACCGATGCCGTCACCGGTAACACCGGAACCGAAGGTTTATATGAAGAAGTCGAGCTAGGCGAACTAAAGGTGAAGTACAACACAGATAGCCAGGCAACTGGATCTGTGAACAACATTTTTGATGTCTACCCGTGGTTACAGTCTTACCTTGGAGCCTTCACCCTGGGCGGTTCTGGGGGTTATCAAGTGCGCGTTGTTAGAGGATGAAATGTCAAAAATAGACGACACCTTTTCACCGATTCCAGCCCAGATCTTTAACGACTGGGGGCAGGACATCACGTACATCAAAACCACTACACCCCGCGCCTACGACCCAACCACAGGGGCTGTGACTGGAGCGGACACCAACGTAACGGTACGAGGCATTATTAGCCGCCTTACACCCCGCGAATCCGAGGGCTTGTACCAAAGCACGGACGTAAAGATCTTGATTGGCACGGCAGAACTTGGCGATTATTACCCAACAGAAGCAGACCGTGTGCAGTATCCGCAGGCAGGCGAAACCCGCGAAGCCAAGATCATCGACATCCTGACCTACCGTGGTGACAAGCCTATATACCACACCCTGATCGTGAGGCCACAGTAATGGCTAAGGATTACGCGCAGTTTGTAGTTGATATAGACCGTTGGGTAAACGGTATTTTGTCTACGGACATCCGCGAGGCTGCGGAACAGACAGTCAAAGAGTTACAAGAAGCCGGTCCAGTTTGGTCAGGGAATTTTGCTAACTCTTGGGTTATAGAAACTTCTGGGGGATCAAAATCTGGTGGTTCGGGCGCAAAAACAGCACCGCAGCCCGTTATCGGTCCTTTATTAAGCGGTGCGGAACTCTACAGAAAGCCTGAAGTCAAGTACACCATTTACAACGTTGCGCGGCATGCAGGCGTTGCCATTGACTACGAGCAAGGGAACTTTTTCCGCCCGAAAGATTTTCCAGAGCCACTTCAAGAAAGTTTAAATCCAGGCATGGTTGAATACGGTGCAAGAAGTGCAAACGTTCGCGGTAATTTAGACAAATCCGGTAAAGGAAACACCAGAACCGCCCCATTGGACTGGTACGACACCTATTTAAAGGGTGGGGGCATCGATAGGACAATTAAAGTGGCAATGGATCGAGCCTTTAGGAAATTTCCGCGATGAACTACCAAGCGATCCGGGCATCAATGGAGAACCCGCTACTGACGGCGTTTAACAGCCTGTCCCCCGCAGTACCGGTGTACTTCGACAACATCACTGCCGTTCCACCAAATACGACCACCGAGTACGTCCGCGTCAACATCACATTCGGCATAACCAACGAACCAACGCTGACCTCTAGCGTGGACAATGCCCGTGGTGCGTTAGTAATCCGCTTGTTCACAGAAAAGGGCCGTGGTCCGGCCCGCAATCAGGAGCTGGTAACAGCCGCCGTAAACGTTTTAGAGACAATTAACAACACATCTAAAACTGCTACAGGCGTATTCGTAAAAGTGGGCGAAATAAATGGCCCAAGTTTTTCAGCTGCTGATGAATCACCGCATTTCGTAGGCCGCATTGACACAGGCTATATAGCAACTGTGCTGTCTTAAATCCTCGCTAACCTGTATGTAGCCGGGCAGTGCCCGCGGAGACCCTTATTCCCTGGTACGCCCAATGGCAACCACCGTTCTTTCCGGCACTTCAGGTGCCCTTTACTATAAGCCCGCTGGAACAATCAGCAGTTTTGCCGAGTCTAACGTCGACATCAGCGCGGACACCATTACTGTTGCAACCTACTTGAATTTGAAAGTAGGTGATCCTGTGCAGTTTAGTGTGATCAACACTCAGACTGGTGGCGCAGGCACAGGCACACTTCCCGCAGGCATTGCCCTGTCCACCACCTACTACGTTATTGCTTACGCCGCTAGCACCGGAGTGCTGCAGGTGTCCGCAACTTTGGGTGGAGCGACAATCACCATCACTGACGACGGCACAGCCGTTACCCCTAACGCTTTCCAGGTTGCCTACGCCGCATTTGCGGTAGTCGGACAAGTCCGCGAATGGAGCTTTGAGATCAACCGGGCCGAAATCGATGTAACCACCATCGGCCAAACCCCTGGTCAGTACGTTCCATTCCGCAGCTACATCTCCGGCTTCGGCGATGGTACGGGCAGCGCAACGGTCTACATGACCGACGAGGATGCTTCCCTTGGCAACCGCATGATCGAGGACGTGCTTCAGCGCAACCAGACTGGTGCTGCCTTCAAGCTTTACATCGACCAAGTGTTCAGCGGCAGTTCAGTGAACGAAGCCGAAAGCCGCTCCATCGAGTTTGAAGCAGTGCTGACCTCTGCCAGCATGAACGTCACTCCCGACGACGCACAATCCGTAAGCGTAAGCTTCCGTCCATCCGGCACTCCAAGCTTCGACTTCAGCCAGACCTGATAAAGTGCTACTTAAGTAAACACATAGCCCCGGTTTTACCGGGGTTTTTTATTGCGCTACGCTATAGTTAATTTATAGTCAAGCACAAATCATGCCCGCTGGATCTAATCGCGCCATTGATCGGCTGCGTAAAGCAGCAAATCTCCAGCCGAGCAAGCGCAAGGTTAAGTTGTCTGATAGCACCACATTTGAAATGTGGATCAGCCCTTTAACTATGGCTGAACGTGAACGCGCCCAGAAGCAAGCCAAGTCTGACGACGCTGGAGCGTTTGCACTACAGCTGCTGATCGCCAAAGCACAAGACGAAAACGGCGCCAAGCTTTTCTCTGCTGGTGAAATCGATATTTTAAAAAACGAAGTCAAGGACAGCGATCTGCAGTCTTTGATGTTGGCCATCCTTAGCGACGAAGACGAAGAGCCAATGGACCCAAAATCCTAGTTGCGGAACTTCGCAAAGACAACTGGCTCATGCTTCAATTTGGTGTTGCCAAGGAACTGGGCATGAGCTTGACCGAAGTCCGCACCACGATGACGCCCGAGGAATTGATTGGCTGGAGCGCTTACTTCCAGATCATCAACGAAGAGCAGGAAAAACAAATGGAAAAAGCCCGCCGCCGAAGGTAAGCTATTCCGCGCCTAGAATAGAAAGCGACGTACCAGCTGTGGATCGTGGCATACAGAGCTGAAATTGAAATAGGCGTAAAAGGTGCTGCAAAGCTAGAACAGTTAAAAAAGAGCATACAATCTATTGATCAAAAAGTTGACGGAATAAGGGCTAGGTGGGAAAAAATACGCGGCGGTGTTCCAACAAAAGAATTTGGTGAAGTCAATAAAAAATTACAAAAAACAACTGCACTGCAAGCTAGAGCTAATGCGCTTGCAGCAGCTACGGAAAAACGTTTAAAAGGACAAAGTAGTGTAACTAAAGGTCTATTAGGTTTAAATAAAGCTGTCTTAAATGCAGCTAGAAGTGAAGCGCAAGCGCGTGGCGAAAGTGTAGCAAAGCAACGCGCATTAAATAGAGAGTTAGCCAAATCCCAGCAGTATTCAAGGCCTATAGGACCACAACCGCAGCGAGCTGGTGCGGTAAGAGGCCGAGCTGGCGCTGGTCAACTAGCAGGAAGACTAGGTGCAGCTGCCGCTGCCGCTGCGGCTATTCGCGGTGTAGCTAACTTAGCCGATACATCTGCAAGAACATCTGCCGAGTTAAGCAAACTTGGGCTTGCTCTTGAAGGTGTACTAGGTAAAAACGCCGCAGAAGGCTTTAAAGCAATTGACCGGGCTGCGCGAGATTTTAATCAACCAATTGTAGACGCCACAAGAAATTTTACACAGTTAAGCGCTGCTGCAGTAACCAACGGCAACAGCATTAAACAGACAGAAACTTTATACCGTGCTTTGTCTGCTGCAACTAAAGCTACAGGCGGAGACGCAGAAGACCTTAACGGTGTATTACGAGCGGCAACGCAAGTCATTTCAAAAGGCGTTGTAAGGTCTGAAGAACTCAGGGGGCAAATTGGCGACCGCCTTCCTGGTGCGTTCCAGCTGTTTGCCCAGGCCACAAATCGTTCTGCGGAAGAACTACAAAAAGCACTAGAGCAAGGCGAAGTTAGTGCAGACGAGTTTGTAACTACGTTTGCAGACTTCATTCTCAATAAATATGAGCCTGCAGCCAAAAAAATCGGCGACTCTCCAGCAGAAGCCGGAGCCCGTTTAACCAAAGCACTGGAAGACGCCAACCTCGCGGCAGGGCCTTTGCTTGCAGCTATC